TGAGCCTACTGAGAAGCTGACAAAGCTAACTGATTATTTTCCTGACGAAGAGCGTCAATCTTGTTCTGCATTTCACGCATTTCAAGTTGACAGAACTTATCATTGATAATCTATGTTTGTGCATCAATCTTAGAACCAAGAATATTAAATTTAGTAGTATTGTCAGATAACAAACTATTAAATCCAGAAGTAATAGCACTCTGTAATGTATTAGTCTAGTTACACATAGATAATTGACTTTCATAACCCATCTTAGTGATATTATTATTTACATCAGCTATAGAGGATCTAACATCACAGCAACAGCTAGCTAACTGAGAAGCTAATGAAGCATTACCAGAAGTAATAGCATTGATTACTTCACAACTTGCAAGTTTAGTATCACAAGCTATCTGGCTTACACCTGTATTGATAGTATTCAAAGCAGTCTGAACAGAATTAATATCACAGTTCAAAGTAGTTGAAAGTGTGCTGATAGCATCTTTGTTACCATTGATTGCCTGCATCAACAGATTAGTATTAGCATCGGTATTCAATTCAGAAGCTAAAGCACCTGCATTACGGTTACCAAAACCAAAACCATTACCACCCCAACAGAAGAACAGTAATATGATCCAGATCCACCACCAGCCACCATTACCGCCCATGCCGTTATTGTTCATCATGGCAAGCAAAGCAGCAGGATCCATACTACCTTTATTAGCATTTTGCATTAAAGCAGCAAGACCAGCATCAATACCACGATCTTGCACAATAATTCTATCTTCTAACATAATTGATTTATTTTAAAATTGATTTTTATTAATATCTGATATAGCGAGTAGATCTACCACTACGACTATATTCATCATAAGGATTGTATTCTCTTTCGCTTTCGCGTTCAAATTTATCGTATTCTTCTAGATCTTCATTACGTCTTAGAGGATAAGATCTATACATACGCATACCTCCTCTACTTCTACCTCTAGAACCGCGTCTAAACATTCCGTAAGTTTCTTCATCTTCTTCATGTTTTTCAAGTTCTTCTTCATAGCATTCCATTTCAGCTTCTCTAATCTTATCACACATTACATACTGGTAATAGTACCACATTTTACCTTCGTCAATGTCTTTGTCATTAAGCCAAGCCTTTGCAAATTCTATATAATGTTTAATATTGTTAGAACCAGTAATGTTTAACAATACTTTGTAATAGTCAGAGTAAACCATATTCAATGCTACAAACCAATCATAACGATTAAATTTACCACTGAGTGATATTCCGTACTGACTAGCTAAAGCAGAAGTTTCCTCTAAAGACCAATGTGGTCCACGAGTACCATCCTCATTTTCCATCTTCATTACAGCTTTACGAGCGTGTTCCTCATTAAAATGTGGTCCATGTTCCATCTCATAAGCTTTTACACGAAATATTCTATGCATATTATTATTGATTAATAATTATTGAATATATTATTTACTTAGGTACTTCTACTATTCTTGTACCTGTTACTTTGATAAGTGGATTGGTATTAACTATTTGATATTCTTTTGTTTCTATGCGTCGCCAATCAAAGTGCCAGAATCTAACCCAGCCATTTTTATAAAAATTCTTATACTCTTTCTTCTTGTATATAAGAATAGTCTATTGATTTTTTAAATCTATTTTGGCTGTTAGGATTGAGTCCTTTCTTTCAACTATGATAGTTGTTAATGGATTAAGCTTTAGTTCTTCTTTAAAATCTATAGCTTCTTTCTTGATTACTGTTTTAACAGAATCTTTAATCTCTGTATTGATTACATTAGCATTGGTTAGATTCTTGTCTTTGATTTTAAGCTCTTTCTGAGTCTATTTCAACTATAATAATAAACTATCATTACTATGGTTTAATTCTTCTATAGTAAGCTATAAAGTTCTATTATGTTCCTAATTATTAGATACTAAATCCTAGTAAGCTCTAACATTAGAAGTAGCTCTATTTAACTCTGCGTTTTTCTCCTATAACTAATTGTGCTAAATAAAAATAGTCGCAATAAGTAAACTGATTAAACCTACTGCGACTACTTTGAAATTCTTACTGCACCAATTAATTATGTTTAGTATTATTGGTATCATCTGAAAATTCTTTATCTAAACTGACATCTAAAATCTATTCCCCTTTTTTCTCAATTATTTTCTGGAGTATACCCCATATTTTCCAATTTGGATGAATCTTACCTAAATTCTCAAGTAATTGGAAAAACTCTACTAGAGCAATAGCACCTGCTACAAACTCTACGGCTGGTATTGATACAGAAGTTATAATAAAAGTTTCAATAGTAAATGCTCCGCATATAGCTACTATAGAATCTCTTAGCTTATAAAATATTTTGGAATATAATCTTCTAGATTGTCCTATTACATTACGGTACTTACTCTATTTCTTATTAGCTTTACATTCGTATAATGAATCTACTATTATAATACCAGCTAAAGCTAATATTGGAACATATACTGGAGAATATAAAGACAATAAACCACCTATAGCACTTACTGTAACTTTTTCAGTACTGCTAAACATGTTCTTAAATATAGACATTGTTTGTTCTCCTATCTGATAATAATTCATAGCTAAAAAGTCTGATAATGTAATCAAAAAAGTCCTAGAGATTAAAAGGGGGTAAATCTGCTAGGACTGATAATTTGTTTGAGATTTATTATTAAAACGTATAGTTTCAGTATAGGTTACTGATTTAAAATAAACTGTATTACTAACTAATAGCGCTTCTTACTTCTACCTTGTGTACTGTAGCAACTACGGATATTTAATTATCTTCTTTAATAAGTTAATGCTGTTTCTACCAAGAGGTAAGGTCTCGTTCCTCTAATAAAACTACGATAATCACTGATAATATTTGGTAATTATGCTTCAGTGTACTCACATTACCATTGGCATTACTAAGACCATTGTTAGAATTCAGATTGAATAAACCTGTATTAGAACTATTGCTAGTGTTAGCTCCTATCTAACTTTTGGTTAATGCTAGAACGGCAACCTGTAAAATAAAATTACAAATTAATTACGGTATATATACCAAACGAGTACCCGCATTACCAACGATAGTATCAGTACCATAGTTAGAAGCCAGATAGAATAAACCCGCAGAAGAACTACCGTCAGAGTGAGCACCCATCAGCAAAGTTCTGTCAGAATTTACTGCATCTGTCCAGTAATGATCACAGAAATAAGTAGTACTACTAGCTCCTCCTTCTTGACAGAATAAATCAGCGGCAGCATTGTTATTTATCTTTTTGACCAGTTGTCCACTCGTTGGGTATGAAGTTAAACCGCTATCTACAAATAACGATCTGTCATTTCCAAAGTTTTCGATGTTGTTAGTAATATAAACTTTATTATCAGTACCATATAATATTACATCACAACGCCCCTTTTGTACATGACCAAAAGGATTTTCTATACCTCTGTATCTATTTACCTTAGTACTAGCTTGAGTTTCTGCACCTTCAGCATCGGTATTAGTATAATTGTAAGTCACTTCACCAGAACCATTAAATAAATTATCTGTAGTTCCACAAGGAACAAAACCCCAAACGTTTTTACCATTTACTTTTTTAGTTCCTGAAGTAATACCATTACCAAGACCACCTTGATGATAACCTTCAGCAGTTAGTATATCATTGACTGCCTTCTGACTATTTAGAGTAGCATATTCAACTACAAAACACCAAGTAATAAACTTATGCACATTGTAGGTATACATAGCATAGTGATTATTCCTATTCTTTCTAGCTTCTGCGAGGAATGTAATTCTGTTCTTACTTACTGTAGGTGTTTGACCTTTTCTACTAAATAGAGTAGTACCATCAGAGTAAGCTTCATAAGCACTAACATACTGCTTATCAAACTTAGTATAACCAGGAATGGCGTATGTTGACATTCTAATTTCCCAATCGTAATCTCCATGTTCTACTACAGTATAGTAAGCATCTGGCAATTCAACCATTATATCTACTGCATTAAAGTCTACAGCCTGGTTGTTTTCATACTTAGTCCAATCATCAGATTTTAAGTAACCAACTATAGAACCATTAGACATGCCACAACCTCTAAACTGTGATTGTACAGGCAATGTCTTATGATAAGTCATATTACCAGTTCTAGTGCCATCAGGACTACTACCTGAAAATCTTACTCCATACCATAAGTCACCAGCTGAATAAATTTGGGATCCGTTCAACCACATTTCTTGAACAGATTTCCCATTAACTGCAACTTCTTGGAATGTTAAATTATTTAAACTAACTTGTCCCATAATTAAGCTGAAAGTTTAATATACAATATACCAGGAGTTTGACTACCTACTTCAGGTATTTCATCTACTATTTTAATCTGCGTAACATCTGTAGAAGTTACTTTATTAGCTACAGCAGTATTTATCTTATTATTTGCTTCACTTTTAGTATATACATCAGACTTATTTGCTTTAGTACCTAATTGATTAGTTATAGTAGTAGCAAAGTTAGGATCGTCACCTAATGCAGCTGCTATTTCATCTAATGTATTTAAAGTTTCAGGAGCAGAGGCAACTAATCTGGCACATTCGGCTTGTGCTATTTCGATAGCTTTAGCATCTGTTTCTAATTTAGTATAAGCATCAGTAATACCATAACCTGCCAATGTAGTAGACTTATTTGCTTTACCGTTTAGGTCATTGGTTAACTTCTGTTCAGCTTGTTTAGCTCTATTTACCTCATCTGCAATTTCCTATTTCAGTTTCTTTATTTCTACACTCTAATCAGTATTAGTAAAGTAATTAACCGGTAACCAGTCATTGCCTGTATAACTTTTAATTACATTACCATTAGCATCAGTAGATAAGTCAATCCAATAAGTTACTTCCATAGGATTGGGAGCATAAAAAGATGCTACGAAGTTAGGGTTCTCTTGTTTTATCATAAGTTTTATTAAATTAAAGTTATAAAATATCTAGCAATAGACCCCAATACAATAGATGAAATTCCAATTGCTAAGTCTTTTTTATTCCATTTACCATTATAGTAATGACATCTATCACTATTTTCTTTAATGAATAACATTAATAATGATGTACTACTATTAAGTAGTAATGCAGTAGTAAAATATACTACTGCACCAAATATATTATTCTTTATAGAATTCTTCATTATACCACATTTGTAAATTTAATAGTACCTGCAAAGTTAGTTACTTCTTCCATATTTAAGAAGTCTAATTTAACTGCACCAGATACATTATAGGTCTATATCAGGTTCTTGCGGCTTAGAACACATCATATTGTTCTTTACCCAAGATATTTCATATTCAGTAAGAGTACGATTGAATAGAAGAATATCACTGTGACAACCAATAAAACATTGATATCCTAAAAGATCTTTAGTACTTCCAATAACTAATCTATCATCATTATCCGATTGGTCAGAGTGATAATTAATAATATTACCATTATATGAAGTTTTTGTTTGATAACTTACATTATTTTCTTCAATATTTATAGAAGTTTCGGCAGCAAAAGATTTAGCAGAAAAATTATTTCCATTACTTGTTCTTTCAAAAACAAAAGCTTTACTTTTATCAATAAAATAACTCCAACTTTTTACTTTATCTTTAAACCAAGTTCTATCAGCAATAATAGTATAATCAGTTAGAATAGGTAATCCATAAGCGACAGCATAGGATTTACCATCATAACAAAGTTGATTAGGATAATTCGCTATCAATTCAACATCAATTTCAATATCCTTATTTGTTCCGAAATCATAATAAATATTAGTTTCTTCTTTATTATTGAAAATTTCTTCACTAATAATAGGAACATCTATTATACTACCATCATTAATATATACTGAATAAGCAGCTGTAGTTATCAAGTTACCATCGGTACTAACCATACTAAATTCAATATCATCTATTTTCTTATTGATATTAAATTTAAGTTTATAAGATTGATTATAATAATTATTTTTTGGAATGCCAATAGTAAAACCAAACCAATTATCGGCTTTCTTTTTAACTATATGAAATTTGTTATAAGATTTTGTACTTATATCTTTATTAATAGTTGAACCATAACTCCAATTCTTAAAATCTTGAGCATAAATACCAACACCACTATTCAATTTACCTTTAAAACCATAAAGATAAGCATCATGTTTATTACCGCTAAAGTCTTTTAGAATAGAAGAAGCAAGCTGGTTGATGGTGATATTACATTCACCGATAAAATTAGTTCTTATATTTTCTGTCGTATCAATGTCATATATACCATTTTCACTAATTGTATATTCTTTATTGTCTCCAAAGAATATACCTTGACCATCTTTTAATCCATCTATTTTAAGGCGTACGCTAAATGTACCATAAGCATAAATTAGCGGATTTGAATTTAAAACATTGGTGATTGTAATAGATTTGCTTGTGACATTAGCAATAACTCCTTCTTTATTAACCACCCATGTTGTAAAATCTTCCGCATACGACTCTATCACATCGAAATTTGTCATACGTTGTTTACAGTATGGAGAATACCAAGCTACTATACTTTCCTTAAACCAATCTGGTTGTTCGGGTTCAGGTGGTGTAGGTGTACCAGGTATATACCATTCACCTAATACTACAGCGCCTATATTAGTATATTGACTAATGCGTATATGTTTACCTTTGAATAAACCAAAATCAACCTAATTAGTATCCTATACTACATTTAATATAGGAGTTGAAGTAAGACTTTGAGTTAGATCATTTATAATGAGCTACCCAGTAATATTAGCAGGTTCAATATAGGAATCCCCCTTCTCTATATGATACAGTTGAGGAAATACAAAGTATGCCTAAGGATTTATAAATAAAGGCTGATATAGGATTGTTTTCATAGTGCTAGTACCTGTTTACGTAATCTCCCTTCTCTATATGATACATGTACCCAAGAGAAGTTTGATTCATTAATTAACTAATCAAATGGAAGATTATCTTTAATATAGTTGAATAATTTCTCATTCTCTGTCTTACTACCTACAGTAATATCAGCTGCTTCGCCGTATAGGTGCTAACTCTTCTTAGCTTTACTACCTACAGCCTTATTTAAAGCCTCACAGCGATACCCTGAGTTAACTTTGATAGGTTTACCATACCATTCCCTTAAAGGGTCTAAAACAGCCTCTATTAGCTTCTATAGCTTTAATACCCCTTCCTCTGAAGGAGTATTGTCTATACCGTTAGCTTTTGCTGTAGATGACTTTGTCATTTCCTCAATTGTAAAATATTTCATTATTTCTATTGTTTACTGTGTAATATAAAATACTGATACTAGATAAAGTTTATGTGTTTGTGAGACAGTTAGTAAATAGTTTCCAGCTTGTGCATTTAAATGTTTATCAGGAAAAAGCCATTGTGAATTATTGTTTTTAGAATCACCTTCTGAATGAATCATTCTGAATTCTAAATTTGTTTGTGTAATTACATCTATTGGAGTAGTGTCATAATAAGATTTTGTCCATACATCTTTAGGATTAAGTACTACTGTATCATCATTTATCTGTATAGTTTTAGATGCAATGCTACCATTTATTATTACAATGCTCCTTTTATTTCCCAATGGAAAGTCATATGAGAAATGGGGGGGGGTTGGCAGATTAGCAACAAACTCAGCTTTTGTCATACATTCATTGTTAGGTACAACACTGAATCCTTCTGCATAAGCTTCTGATTTTGTAATTAATTCGTTTGTAGGTTCCATATTAATTATTAAGTTGAAAAAGGATTTGCGTCTTGTGACAAATATATATATATGTAGTTTTACCCATAGCAGTTACAGCTACTGTGCAAGTTCTCATCATATTTGTCTAATTATTGTATAAAGGTCTTACACGTATTATTCCCATATCTAATTGCAATACCTCAAAGTACTAAGACTAACCCGTAACTTTAGTAGTATACCCACTAGTATAGTTTTGAATATTCTAATGAATAGCAAACTAATTAAGCAGTATAGTAGTACCGTATCTCAATTGAATATCTCTCTATGTAGTACTATTGTGCATCCAATTTTCGGCTAACGAATCTGCCTCTAATTCTTCTCTTTCAGAGAAATTTAAGGTAATAGAACTATAGTCAGCTAATTCATTAGAATCTGTAGTACAAGCATGAGTAAGTTTGCTATTTATCTCTGCCTTAGAAGGACATTCTTTCATAGTTGTAGTAGGATAACTTACATATTGTCTATATTGAGATGGTACTCTATCGTAAATATTTGTCCAACTCTACATTTTTGTAGCAGCTTTAGGTTCAATATCAATAGCCTTATTTTCCATTCTTCAACTCCTCTATTTGTTTCTTTAAATCTTCTACTTCCTACTTAAGTAACTTAATACCTTCGATAGCTACTACTCCTAACATACAATAATCTACAGATTTCATGCCATCACTATCAGTATTAACTATTTCAGCAAAGTTATTCTCTAAATCCTATGCAATAGTACCTATTTGATGTTTATTGTGCATATTGAACTCTACAGTAGGTATTTCACATATTTGATCTAACGTATGCCTTAAAGGAGCTATATCAGACTTTAATCTAATATCAGATTCTTTAAAGAATCCAGATGCATGTACAGCACCATATGCTCCATCTGCACCAGCTTGACCATTACCTACATATACTGCTTTAGCTGAAGTTACAGCATCATATCTAGATCTATAGTTAATCCATACGTAACCTCCAATACTATTGCTTGCAAAATTAAATTCATTATCATGTACTATTTGTAGATTCTTAACTTCTGCGAATAGATCATTTTCAACATATGTAAAGAAATCTTTTATATCTCCTTGTGTATCTTTTATAGAATACGTATTATACCCATCTGATACTTCAGAGGAATGAGCGGTCATTTTTAAATCTGCATAGTCACTAGTATAAAAATAATTAGCTCCACCTCTTAAATATATATAGAATGTGGAAGTCTATGCAGTTTGTCGCATCTCTCCAACTGCTGTTTCTCCTCCCCATTCTCCATGCCAATTATTTAATTTATTTCTAGCATAAGTATATTGACCATAACCATCTCCAATAATTGTCATATCAATATGCAATACAAAACCTCCATTATTTGTAGCCCAAGATGGTTTAGGGCTTATTCCAGCAGAATCATTGTTAAGGCTATTCCAAATTATTAAGTTACAAGGGGGTACAATACTGTTTGGGTCAGCAGTAAATGATACAGGATACCAATGATTTTCATCAAATTCTTCTCCTATTAAGGATACTGACTTACGATTGTCTCTATTTTTGTCTAAAACATAATTACTAGAAACATTATCAGATTTAACTAAATTAGCTACATGATATTTCGTATTATTTATGTCAGTACTGTATATAACAGAAACACTAGAAGTATAATAAGTATTATTAGTATTGTAAACAACTATAAAATGTAACTCGTAGGATGTTTTTTCATCATTTCTCCATGCATTAACACATCCTAACTCAATACAATTTGTAAGTTTATTATCAAAGTGAAAATAATATCTGGTGTGATTGACTAATATGTCTTCAACAACATCTTTAAAATTTCCAGCTGAACTAAATAATTCATTTATTTTAGATTGAGCGTCTTGTCCTTGAAGTGACACAGGACGTAATATTGTATTTACATTAGGTATTATTAAATTTTTAGCATTAGTTATTCTAACTTCTGTACCGCCAATTTCGTAAGTATTATATATATAGACCATGCATAAATCAGAAACTAATGTTCCGTCAACTTCTTCTAATGGCCTAATATAACTTAATATAAAATTACTAGTACCATAATAATTAATTGGAACAAACTATCCACCAATTTTTCTATTATGTAAAGTATTTGGAACAAGAATAATTTTACCTTCATTCGCCGCAGCTTTAAAATTATTATAGTCTTGTTCACTAATGCCATTCCCAGAAATAGTAGGGGAAAACACATAAATATTAGATTCACCTCCACCACTTACTTCTTTATAAGTACCATTATCAGATAAGTATTTAGTACCATTACCATTAGTAATTATTTTATCTATTTTGGTCTTATCTGAAGGAGTAAGTATACCAGCTTTACTAGTTGTTGCAGAATTAATATTTATAGTTGTTCCTGATAATGTTCCGTCTACAATAGACGTCTTATCCAAAGATATATTTACACTATCATTATCACTATCAACTGTAATATCAGTAGCTATTAATTCTGGTATATTATCTACTCTCTACTTTAAAGCATTACCATCAGAAGCATTAAACTTACTATTCAAAGCATTCTGTGTAGCAGTAGATATAGGCTTATTAGCATCAGAAGTATTATCTACATTACCTAATCCTACTTGAGCTTTATTAACTTCATGAGGATTAGACTTATTATTAATATGTGTTTCTAAATTAGTCTATACAGCATCAATATCAGAAGTAATACCAGCTTGATCTTTTAATCCATCCAGTTTAGTTTTATCTGATGATGACATTAAACCTGCTTGAGATGTAGTAGCAGCATTAATTGTATGACTATCTTCACTATCTGAATTAGTAGATGTAAAGTGAGTTTGATACTTTAATACTATCTTATTAGTAGAAGGATTTACAGTAGTAGGTCCAACAACTACTTTGTCAGATGTTTTATTCAGTTTATCTGTAGTAGCTTTACCCTTATCTCCAGGATATGCAGTAGAACTAGTTTCACCTAACGCTAATGATTTAGATATTTCTACATAATCGGTGCCAGACCATCTATATTGTAAATTTGTGCTAGTTACTACATATATCTTTCCAGATTCTCCTGGTTTAGGTAGCTAATCTAACTAATCAAACTCTAATACATCATCTACATATGATGGTAACTGTGTAGAAGGGACTTTACCACTATCATCTAATGATGCAAGACCGTTAGCTTTACCTTTAGTATTCTTAAAAGCTGTTAATTCTTTGCGTAAACTGTCATCGCTTGTTCCAAGCTAAGCATTAATTTCTGATTGATATTTATTTAATTCTTCGTCAAATACCTAACTAGTCTTAGCTATCTTTGGATCAGTAGTAGCATTTACTAAAGTACCATAAATTTTTATCTCTGCCATATTTTTTAACTAATTACGAAATTAAATGTACCTGCTGCCAAAGAGCTACTAGTACGATAACATTTATAACTGCCTTTGCCATCTACTGGTACACTTATAGCAGCTTCCATTGGAACTGAAAAACCAGAAGATGTTACCATGTTAATGTTGAAATTAGATGGTACACACAACCATACGTAGTCTCCCTAATTAATTTCAGACATGCTATATGTACCATTAGGACTTGGTTTGACAGATTGTTTACTGAATCCCAATACATCTGCACTGGTTATAACTATTTTTGCAGTATGCCCAAAATAACAAGGATAATATGTTGATACTACTGCTGATGCATTCCTTGTTACGTTGTGTGCAGTAATGGAAATAGAATAAGTAATTCTATCCTGAGAAGTAGTTAAGATATCTTTAATACCGCTAAGATCATTCACCGGAGTATTGCTAAGCACCTTATCGTTCATTTTAAGAGTAAGAGTATCGGGAGTTATAGGATCACCTGCAAACAAAAATCTACCATTAATATTAATAGTGGTGGCTACTCCTTTTTCAATTATGGTAGGAGATACTCCAAAACCGGATATCTAAATAAACTAGTCATATAACACTTCCCAAATAGAATTATCGCCTTCAGTCCTATCCGTTATTTCCTTATCAAGTTTGCTATCGACAGTATTTATATTCTACTGCAACTGTTCATCTGCTTCGATTCTAGCATTTGTTTCATTAGCCAAATCTTCAGATAATGTTTGAACTCTGTCTGCGAGTGCCTTTCCTTTACCACCATCATAAGCAGTACCAGTTGTTTCTCCAATAAACAGTCTTTCAGACATTACTACCATATCATTACCATCCCAGAAATGTATGATATTGGTTCGGTTATATTCATCTAAACCTACCAGAACGTATACTTTAGAATTAAGAGGGTCTATTATCTCCCATTCATTGAATCTTCTAATGTATAGTTTCTTATTTTCTTTACAATAGTAAATATCATTTTCTTTAGCTTGATATAGTAGAGTATTCATTTCTGATACTGTATCTACAAACTCCTATATCTTTACTAACGATTGTAGGTCTATATCACTATCTGATACATCTCCTATATAGTCTATTAACGAATCAATAGACATTTTACCATTGTGAATGCCATCTTGAAAAGGAATTATTTCTTTACCATTGAGATCTTTCCTTTCGACTAACTAACTTATTCTAATTCCTTTTGTAATCATATTACTTGTCTTCTGTTTTTAATGCATTCATAGCATCTATGATAGCAGGCTTACAGTATTGATTTACAAATTGCATAATAACTTGTACTTCTTCATCTGTATATTCTAGCTCACCTTCAGAATTATATATCTTTAAAGCTAAAGAATGAGCTTTAATACCACTACCTACTTCATAAATTAATTCACCTAATTGTTGTCTAGCATCCATACAAATCTTATTTGTTTTTTGGATGTCAGTGTATACTTCCAGTTGTGCAAAATTTATTTTCATAATTAAATAGATTTATTTCTAAGTATTGCATAATATTTGTTTTGTGAATATACTAATAGAAAATCCATAACATCTCCTACATTCACAGTAATCCATTCTATTCTTTTACCATTATTATCATATAATATAGGTCTATTAGAACCACTGTCGTTATTTCCTCTACCCCATATATTGCATTCTTTTGGATTACTACGTGGGTTATAAACAAATGTTACAGGAACAGCCCATTCAAGAGTTTGTATGGCTAACTTTGTTTTTACACTATCAAGATGTGGTAATCCATACCACATACGTCTAACACTACTACCTATAAATATAGTCCTTGAATATTGCTGATACAGTATCTAATTTTCAGAAGGATTTGTAGCATAACTAAGTTTATAACCTACCACATCTCCATATAATGATAAACTTCCCGAGCCGTATATTGCCATATTACGAATTAAACTGCCAGTAATATCAAAGTACAGACCATCATTTATCTATGCAACGTCAAAATCATTAGCATTACTTTTAAAAGAACCAAAGTACTAGTAACCTAAAGAATTAGGGGTACCTATTAATGCTTCTCTTTCTCCTTCCTTAAACTTTATATAACTAGAGAACAGTTTCATTCCGTTTGCTTCTGTACCGCCAAATAGCACACCTGTAATTTCAAGTGACTAAATGGTACCGGATAAGGCTTCTATCTCTCCTCTTATAGATGCGTTATTAGCCACCATTCTACCATCTTGTCTAACTAAGAATGGAGCGTTAGCTCTATTTTCTTCAGTAGTACCAGCCCATATACGAACAGAATTATTGTCATTTCCGCCTTCACCAGTAATACCTGCTACTACATGAAAGTCATTAGATGTATTACCAGTCTGATAACCTACTCTTAATGAATTACCAGTAATAAAGTCTAATTTAGCATTTTTAGCTATTATTAGATCAGTATATATACTAGCTACATTCTAAGCTAATTCTTCCCAATATTCAGCTCCACCAGGAGTACCAGGTTTATTATCACTAGAAGATAAGTGCTTACCTTGTCCTAATCCCCTATCTATAGTAGATATACATTTGTATGCCTTATAGCCTGTAGAAGTTCCTAAATCTTTAATTAAAGCAATATCTAAGTATCTCAGTGGTTGTACTGTTGGAGATACTTCGCTTTCATTGCAATATAGTCTACCAGGCCACCATTCAGATCTACGTACTATCAGCCCTTCTCCTGTATCACCTTTAGATACTTGCATTAACCAATCTGGATTACTATCACTGGGTTTGGTATCAGTACCATTTATATTAACACATAACCATAAGTAACCTAATACACTTACTCTATCATAGTAGTCATAATGAGTATCTGGTTCCCAAGGACCTCTATCATTAGCGTATCTTATCTCTTCCCCATTTGGCTTTACTTGAGTAATAGTACCAGTAAAGTATACTGAATTAAGATATGCCGAATATCCTCTCATATCGTAACCAAACATATTAAGATTGTCAAGATTACCAAATTGCATTGCAATGTTTTTGGCTCTCTAATCCCAAGTGTTCTAGTTTACTAAGTAACGTGTATAAGTACGAGTTGAGTAACAAGATGTTTGGCGATCTACATTAGTTTTATTACCATATGCAACAAAGTTCATTTGAGCACATGGGTGAAACGTCATATTCCAATAATCATCTACTGGTCTAAGCTTGTAACCAAATTTCTTATTTTGTGCATCTAGTATGTTAGTAACTTCAAAGTAAACAGTATAGAAACCTGCAAACTTTCTATTACCTCTACCATCATCTTCATCATTTTCAGCATTTTCATCTGTCTTTTCTGAATGGTATATACCCATACATAGGTCACCCATTGATACAGCTCCGTATTCTCCTTCTTCTAGTTTCAGTGTAATAACACCTGAATATTCATCTGTTTGTTCTACACTTTCTATTACACCTGCACCAGGAGCATTCCATTTATCACCTAATTGAATTTCTACACGGTTATATCTCAATTCAGGTACTTCAAGGAATCTACGCAAAGTAAGACTATCAAATTCAGCGTGACCAAACTTATCTATTTTACCACCAAATCCTGTAAGACCTGATGCAAAACCTTCTTGACCAAATATTGCTGATTCTTTAAACCACACTTCATAAGGAGTAGAATCAGGTTTAATCTTACTTATGAATACATCATCATATATCTCTGTATTTAGGTTCTTATTAGTCCACTTCTATAATTCACTATCCCATGCTAATGCGTTGTCATTACGTAAATTATTAATAGACACGTCTTGCAAATCAACTAATTTACCAAGTAATCCAGTAACTACCTTATTAGCAGCAATATTTGACCATCTTTTACCGTCATACTAAAGTAAGTCTAATTTAGCAGCATCTACTATATTAGTATCCTTCATCTACTCAATACGATTCTATAGATTAATTTGAGTTTGTAGACTGCCTATATTATTACGTAATTCTTCTATATCAGATGTATTAGCTGATATATTCTCATTAGACTTATCTAAGTCTGTATCTTTAGCATACTATATTAGACTATCTGATATAGTCTTAATAGATGTGGTATTTTTCTGTACTTGTTCTTCTAATGGAGTCATTTTTCACAAATTAAAAGTTCGTCATAGAATGTTTTTATACCTAAATCTACTCCTAAACTTTGTTCTAGCAGTATTGCTTTATCATCAGTTTCTGAAGTATCCTTCCACATTTCATCCAAAGGATGTACTAACTTGCTTATCAGTGCTCTAAGACAATCTATTTGTTCATCTGTAAACTTTAAATCACTTTCTAATAGACGAGCAATATGATTAGCACAAACCCATTTACGTATACATGGTATACCTTGATTAGAGTTGTACTTAACTTTTAAGTTATACTCTTTACCTATTCTATATATATCATCTATTAGCATAATGAACAAACTCCATTTCTACAAGTTTTATTACAAGCAAAACAATCGTGGTTATTGTAGAATGTAGTTTTAGTATCTAAACATATATTTAGCATTCTAGCTATATCTGTATAATACTGCACTGCATCGTCTATTAAGTTATTATTGATAGCGTAACTTAACAGATCTTGTTTCAATAAAAACAATATCATTCTATCTATTTGTTGATCATCTAAACAAGTACTACAGTTTTTACATAGTAATTCTACTTCTTTATAATATATATCAGCTTGATTGAAATAGAACTAACTTGAATTATCTATAGTAGCAATAAACGCACTCATACACATATTTTCTAATTTATTAGAATCTATTACTATAGATAGTCTCTGTTCATCAATCTTTACATCAGAGCTATAGTCTGTACCTAATACTAACAATTTATATGAATGCTTATCAGGATTTACTGAACTCCTGTTAGAATAGTTATTCAGTGTGTCTATGTATAAATACAAATTAGAATCTACTGAATCAGGTATCTTTGTATCTAACTCTACTACTATGTTGTTTTTTACTATTGTTATACCAGTTATCTTCATATTAATACTTTTAAATAAAAAAGGCTACAGGGCTATTTAGCCCCATAGCCCTTGTCAGCACACTGAAACACTGTTTTTATTATGCTACAGCTTCACCTTTGATGAATGACTGAATACCTTTAGCAACAATTGAATTAACCATGCTAGGACAATATACTTCCGTAGTCAACGGAGTAGTCTTAATATACTGGTTATCATTGCTAAGATACAGATTATCATTTTCAATTACTGCACAATCATACTGAGCACCTTCTACTACCTTGCGAGCTTGTTCTACTTCAGGATATGCACCAGTAAATACATGACCTTTATAACCCATGTAACGTACTTCTGCATCACGAACTTGCTTCCAGAAACCTACGCCAGGAGTACCCGGAGTTTTAACAATAGTAGCACCAGCTACTGCTTCCGGTTGGTTAGCTAACAAAGCACCCGGAACTGTATGATACAGAGATACTTCCATATCTACAATTGAGTATTCATTCAATGAATAAACGCCTTCGTTATCATCTTTAACCAATGCAGTCAAAGTAAGAACAGCAGCAGCATTCTGAGCCTGAATACGACGATTCTTATGAGCGTTAATCTTCTTTACAAAAGCTTCTGCCAGTTTCTGTGCTTCATTTGATTCAGCATATACTTCATAAGTATGAGTAAACTAGAAGTTATTAGCTTCGATATCCTTATACAATACACGAAGTACATATCTATGACCAGCAACAATAGTAGCATCAGTCAAAGTAATTACTACTTTTTCCTGAATAGGTTCTACGTGAGGACTTACTACAGCAGACGGTTTAGAACCTTTTTGAATTTCATTAGAAAATTCAATGTTAGCCTTCTAAGCAACATTACCATCAGGCATAGTAACATTAATTTTCTGACCCGCTACACCAACATAGAGTGAACTTGCATTAACAGCTTCGGCGGCTGTTTTAATGATAGCCTTATTCTGATCAAACAAAGCTACTTCGCCAGCATTCAAAGCATCAGCAGTAGTATAGCTAGCAGGACATTTCGTACCAATAAGTACGGTGTGAACTGAAGTTATCATATAAAATTGTTATTTTAAATTAGACATATTAAGCGCTTCTGTCTATTTTCGCTTACTTTCTACTTTCCTTATTTCAGATTTCCACGTCAATAAGCGCTTTCTGTTAATGTTATTCCATTGAATTTACTTCATTAGAATATACATTATAATTTGGTAAAGTAGCTAATATTAGTTGTACTGCTAATTTAACTATTTCCATATGAGTATGAACAGGTAAGTCTATATACTCATCAGTAGGATTAGTTTTAAGGTCTACTTTACTTGGTTTCTTTAAATACTCAATAGTGTATTCGGCTACTTTATAATTACCATCTGTGTATAAAGTAATTGTATTATCCTATATGAGTCTGATTGGTTTAGCTTTAGTATACTTTAGACGATACTCAGATAATGAATTTTCCTTGATTCTATCAACAGTTTCAATAGTACCTTCTATAGTATCGCTGTACTTTATTCTATAGTTACCTAAAGCATCCATCTCCCAGCAATTATTTATTACTCCATCTGCTGGAGCTATACCTGCTGTATCTCCTAATAATATAACATAATCATCAGGCAAGGTAACTGTATATTCCTCTTGGTTTACTTTGGTAATATCTATATCTTTGTAAGTGTGCTTAGTAACTAGAGTACGTAAATCATCAGTACGCTTCTGATCCTATTCAAATCCTCTTTGTTTGAAATTCAAACCAGAATACCTAGTCTTCCAGAATTTATCAATAGCTTCATTAATGAATGATATTATAGTATCAGATGGTAATTTGCCAGCTAAAGATAATTCAGGATTGATTAACTATAATCGTCTCTCTACTTCTATTTGTAATTCTCTAGGGCTCATTATTCATTTAAGCTATCAAGTTGTACTTTGGTTTGTGTTCTCTAAGACTCTATAGTCTCTAGAGCAATTTCTACAGCTCTATCTATTACTTCATTAAGTACATAATCAGGTACTTCTGTAATATCCTTATTATAGTCTTTATAACTAATAGTTTCAGGATATTTAATATAAGTAATATCTGCTGTATATTGTTCAGAAGACATACGTATAGGATCTATAAAGATCTTTAAAGTATTGTCTTCTAATACTGCTATAGGAGTTTCAATCCAAGGTATATTGTTATATGTTTGTAAGAACCCCTTAGCTTTTTCATGATCTGTTAATGAACATATTGCTGCTTCCCCATTAAAGTGAAGTACACAATCTACATAGAACATTCTTCTAAGCTATTCTCCGTCATTAAAGAAATTAGATAAAGTAAGCACATTAGAATGTGAGTATGGATATACTAATGCTAACGCTGTATCTGTCTTAATTAGTTTCTATAGATCGGCAATACGTTTAACTGCACCTTCAAATCCTACTTTTAAAGTATTGTTGCCAGTGTACTTATTACATATTACCTCTATATATGCCTAATTAAGAAATAGATCTATTTCTTCGGGTAGGAATGCAGGGCAGCCACCAAAAGCAACTGCCTCTGAATTCTTATCCATGAGAACTTTAAATGCCTTATGTAAATCAGATATTTTCATTATTTAGATTTAATTTCCTATTGTATGGCAATACGAATGTCTTGGTTCTTCTTATTATTCAAGTAAGCAATAACATCATCTATGCCATTACCAATTAAGTCTGTACCAAAGAAGTATTGAGTTCTATTCTTACGAATAATATTCTTAGCAATAGCTTCTTCAATAACAAAAGTAATTTCTTTATTCGGGTTTTCTACCCATTTCATTATAAACTTATCAGGTGCAGCTTCAATCTGTTCACTAAGCTTAGCTTCAACCATTTCATTAGACAGTGTATCAGATTTGATACCATAAAGTCTAAGACACTTACGCATATCTTCAACAGACATCTTATCCATTTCTCTATATGCTTCACGTTTGATCTTGTTAATCTTATTAACTTCTTTAGCTTCGCTATCTTTATTGATAATAACATAATCAGTAGAAGCGGTTACATTATTAAGCCCATCTGCTACTCTCTTATGCTTTTTCAAGAACAAATATTTAAGCTCATCTTCAGGTCTGTCGATATCCAGAATTAGATCTTTCCTACCAATTTTAATAGCAAATGTATCCCAAAATTTGCTTTCAGGTGAAAGCTATCCTTCTGCATATCCAATTTCTTTTTCTAATCTGGTTGCATCTTCTGCACTTAAACCAGTATATAAATTACCAGAACGTGTCCAGTATGAACTGATATAGTCATAACATGTAGACCATTTAGTAATACCAGTCCAAGGGTTTGTTTTAATTATTCTAACGATTACTTCCATAATTAATTAATTAGATTGTTCAGTTAGTTTATTTCCCAATATAGACCTCTCCATTCAGTATCAGCTAATATGCTAGCCATCATCGTTCTTCTGTCTGCATGCTCTGCCTTTTCAAACTCTTTCACTCCATTATATTCCTTAATTAGTTTACCATCTTTATCGTAAGCTCTAATTATTTTGGTATGTCTAGCTGAAGCTATTTTTTTCATTTCTTCTTCAGTTTTCTTGACATCAGGATCGTTTTTATCACATGCTTTCCAGATATATTTAACTTTATCTTTACGCTTTAAAGTGTCTATATAATTGGGATTTTTTAGAAATTTTCTTATAGTAGCTGCACTTACTTTTGTATTTCTAGATGCTTCAGCTAAACTATAGAATTTATTTATTAAAGTTCCATCTAATGAATATTGTGCTACAGGAGTTGTGATTTCAGATAAATTGTTATTAAAAGCAATTATCTTACTTTTGCAAGATTCACTCAATACAGGAACATAATTTAAATTTTTATAATAGTTGTCAGGATTTACTTTGACCGGAACCTCTTCAAAATCTGTTTTATATATCCAAATATAAGGGTTACTTTTGGATGGTCTTGTGTACTCTTTATTAAGAGATCTAATAATCTGACTTCTATCTAAGTTGTTTATTTCAGCTGCGGAAGTTAAACTAGAGTATTCAGAGATGAAGTTACCATCATTTGAATATTGAAGAATTGCAACTCTTTTTTCACTTTCTTTTCCTCTATGTGCATTGCCAATTTTAATTCTACTTTCTATAGTCTGTAATCTAATTCCTCCTCCAGGTCTAACATTATAACCTATTTCAGAATTAGTAGAACTTAATGTGGCTATCCAGTATTGTTCTCTTTCATTTAATTGCTCAAGAGAATTACAATCTTCTAATATTCTTCTTTCAAAAGATTCTTCTCCGTATTCTCTAATGGCTTTATGTAAAGGGTAATCTGAACCTCTAAGCGCTTTTAACACATGTCTGTGAAATCTATCATCCAAAGGATCAGTTGTACCCCCTACATAAATCTTATTATTTTTGGTATTAGTTAATTTATAAATGATGAAATTCTTATCCATAGTACTTTATTTTGTTTGTTATACTTTATATAACGCAAATTCAGTACTGAGGTTTCCTTTTTCACCAAGATATTTTATAAATTAATCCTCTGCCTCCATGATCAATTCTCCGCATGCTCTAGGATCTCGCAACATGATGCCCATTTCACCGAGGAAGAATACCGTATAGCCATCCTTACCGTTAGATCTCAGCGTATTCTTGGAGTTAGCATAACCAGACGGAGCTACAGCACCACCAGTATACCAAGTTACGAATTCACGATCTTTACGAACTACTTTAACAATGTTAGCTTCACCATCACGACGACCCAGATCCAGGAATGTCATACGATATGACTCCAGAGGTTTCAGAGTAACCGGATGCAACTGACGATTATAAGTAGTATCATCATACAACGGGAAATACTTCAAAGTAAGCTCAATACCATTAGTCATCTGATAAGTCTTGAACTGACCACCAAACTTCAGGTTATCACCAGAACCAGTTACAAATACAGTATCCATAAGGTTCATAGTAGCTACTTTTTCCTTCAAAATACGGTCAAATTCACGCATACCCATTTCACCAGTCAAAGCAACAAACTTACGTTCGTTAGTACCAAGTACATTATAAGACAGGTCAAACAAGAAATCTTCCAGCAACTCAGCTGTCAATCTAGTATACATACGCTTGTTAGACGGAGCAATCTGTTCCAGCAAACCAGCACCGATAAATACCGGACGACCGTTAGTACCCTTCAAGTTACAAGAACCATCTTTATTTACATTAGATTTCATGTAAACAAGCATACGTTCACATCTCTTATACCACTCGCGCAGAGCTAGCCATTCCTGATAGTCAGCCCACAAATAAGATTTCTTACCAGTCTTAGGATCTTGCAATGCAATAGCCATTACTGTAGAGTAAGCAGAACCTGTAATATCGTAGTTAATACGAATAGTAGTCAGGTAGTTACGCATCTTAAAGTGAGTACTATAGTTCAGGATATCACCTTCTTCACTGTATTCTTCAACAGCAGAAGCAAGACGAGATACTTGAGAACCAGCTTTCAAATATTTAGCAGGTACATATGAAGCGGGATTACCATCTGCAATAAAACAAGTATAAACCCACAAGTTACCATCCTGATACGGAGCACCAGCAACACGCAACTGATAATCTTTGTTATCCAGTTCAAGAACTGCTGTAGGACCAAACCAGTTTTCTTCTAACCACAGATAAATAGGAGTATTACCTAAACCAGCTGTAGTATTATCATTGATAGCAGCACCATTCCATTTAGCATCTCTAATGGTAATAGCTCTATCTGTATCAATCATTACATTCCACTCCCAGTTCGGCTGATCAATAGTCATTACATTACCAAGACCGCCAGTCAGCATGTCAAGGGAAGTATTGTAACCATTATCTTTAGTTCCAAATACATAAGATAACACGGTAGCAACCTGATACGGATTCTATTGCGAAGCTGCTGAAATCTTGTTAGTATCAATCAGGTCAGAAAAACGCTTACCTTTGTACAGAACCAAGTTATTAAGAATATTATTATCCATAAAATATTAGTAAATTATAATTTAGTTGTTATTTAATCTACACGCAATTGTCGTGCAAAAGAATCCCACATAGACTCAGTGCTAGTGTTATCCTGTCTTCTAGTCTTTCTACTTACTCCTGTTTTACTTAAGCTATTTTTAAATTTATTAATAGCCGCAGTAGAGCCTTCGCTCTTTGCTGCCTTCAGTAAAGTATCACCTTTCATAGTAAAGTAGGCAGACTCGAGTAAGTTTTTCACGCTTTTGGAATAGTCTTTCTGATACTGAGTCTTTCCATCAGCTGTGGGTTTGAATATATATTCTAATAATGCCTATTTATCTTTTTGAGGTATTTTAATTCCACGAATATTATCCATGCCCTTTATTTCAGTCACAACGGAGTTAAAGTAATCCTGTTGACGCTTTTTAAGCTCCTTAGCACTCTTTTCTTGTTCTTCTAATAGCTGTTGTTTCTTTTGTTCTCTAATGTCTCTAAGAGCCTCTAATGCGTCCGTAGCCTCATCCTCAAGTAAACCAGCATCTTCATATTTAGTAAGCTTCTTATCTATTTGCTTATTATTAAAGCCTTTTTCTTTCAAGAACTCCTTAAGTATAAGCTTTTGGTTTACTTCATTATCTTCAATTTCAAAATCTTCTAGATCTAGTTCCCCATCAATTTGGAAATAATCTCTCAAATTACCTCCATTCTTAACAAATTTATCTAGAGCTTCTACCTCTTCACTGGCATACTGTGGTACTGAATTCTCTTCAATTACCTCTTGGAAGTACTCTACTAACTCTTCTGCTGTCTTAGGTTTTTCATCATCTTCTACATCTTCCCAACCAAGTCTTTCAGAAATAGAGTCAAAGAAACTGATAATTGTATCACTTTCAGAGTCATCGTCAGATATACCGTCATCCACAATATCGTCGGTATCATCATTATTATCTAAATCATTATCAGGGTCATCGTCTGTATCATCTTCCTTCTTATCTTTCTTATCTTTCTTAGAAGATGTTTTTACAGTCGTGTTATCCTTAGGTTCTTCTTTAGGCTCTTCTTTATCAGGATTGTTATTCTTACGAATTTCTTCTAACTCTTCATCAGTTAACTCTTCACCAGCTCCATCAAAATCATCTTCGAGACTGGTATTAAATGTATTTTTATTTGCTACACTACCTGGCATGAATTCTTCAAATACTTCAAAGCCGTTCAATGTGTTCTTATCCATAATTATATATAATTAGATTAATTGTTTTTCTTTCTTCCTTTGTGTTTCCAACGTCTAGCGTTCTAAGCAAATATTGCCCTCTTACGTGTTAAAGGATTCTTACTATGCGTAAGTTCTTCTGTAGTCTTACCTGTTCTTTTCTTTAGAGCATTGAATTTGCCTCTATTCTTTTTCTTAATATGAATACCACCATACTTATATGAAGGTATAGGGTAAACCGGCATAATACCTGTATAGTCTATTAAATCATTCATTTAGATATTTATTAGGTCCTAAACTAGAACAATCAAATGGCTAACCTTCTACTAAACAATCTATTAAGTAGTTTATAATAAAGTTCTTTTCTTTATCTGTAAAATACTAATCATTACTAAATTTTTTTAATATTCTGTATTGTTTATCTGTTGGCCATTCCTATGTATCAGGATAGATGCTTCCGTATGATGTTCTACATGCTTTATAGAACTCTAATTCTTTATTAGAACTTTCTATTGAATTAATAAGATCCAAAATCTTATTTTTTATTCTTTCTGCAAATTTATTCTTTTTGTTTATTTTCATCTACAAAATATTTATTTACTCCAATTGCTCCAACTCCAATTAACGGTATAGAATTAAACCATTTTGTAAAAGTTCTATTACTTTTAAACTACTGAGCTGCCCTTCTTAAACCTTTTGTTCCTTCTATGTTCTATAATTTCTTTAGAATTTTAGACATGTACTCTGTAGTAATCTTCTGATCTCTTTTATTAATATAACCATTCTTGAACATCCATTCTCTAAGTTGATTCATATGAGCTTTCTGTTCAGTAGGTAATAAGAAGTAATTATCACGACCATCTCCTACTCTCTTTGTCAAATCTTTTGACATTTGATAAAACATATTGTTACCAGCATGAGCATCTGTTCTCCCTGATTTCAATAAATCTGTAAAATGACTTAATTCATGTTCAGCAGTATTTGGTATATAATCATTATCAGGAGTTCTTCTGTAAATAAATTTTCCATCAGCAGTTCTCCCCATGGTTCCTGCTTTAGTTAAATCATCCATTAACTGAACATTAGGTAACAAACTTGGATCCATATTATACGCTATAAACATATCTGCATATGGAATAGAATAATCATCTCCAAATTTCCTTCTTACCTCATTAGCTCTATTCGTATAACTAGGATCTTCCATCACCCTCTCAATAATACGATACTATTCATTAGCATAATTAGACTTAGCCTAATCTAGTTTTTTCTAATTGAGAGAATTTAGCATCAAGTAATGACTAAGTATTCTTATTTACAGTAGGAATTTGCTTAATTACTTTCTTGGCTTTCTATAATCCACTAGGTATAATAGGAAGTATACCTAATGCAGCTAAACCAGCTCCAGTCCAATCTCTTTCTGTAACAGCATTATATACATCTCTAGCAGATAATGCATCTCCTATAGGAGTTATATTAGCAGCATCTTCTAAATCTATAACAGGCTTAAGCCCTTGCTCTTTAGGTCTACCATCTGAAGTTCTACCTAATTTGATATTAATAGCTTTAGTAAACTCATCATTAGGATTACCTACTTCACCTCCTTCAGCATAGTTGTATGCAAAAGTATTAGTAAGATCTGATATATCCTGAGTAGTAATATCTTTCCACTAATCAGGAATTACAGCTCCTTTGTCTATCATTTCCTATATATCATCAGAACTAAGCTATCTATTAGGATCAATATAGTAATTACCAGCATCATCTTTTAAAGTCTAATTCTTACCTCTAAAATCCCAAGTTTGTGCGTGTTTTTCATTAGCTTGGTTTATATAGTCTGAATATTGTGGATCATTGCTAGGTATACTTATATTTGGAGTAGAATCTAAAATAGCTGGGTTATTGTCTCCTACTATATGACCTATACCTTCGTGCCATGTGTTTCTAGGAGCTCCATAATATGAATACATACTCGGTACTGCAAATCCTTTAGTGCCTTTAGCGTTAATAGCTTGTAATTGTGATTTAATATTCTGTTCTGTTGGAGTATAACCTTGTGAAATTAGATTATCTTTCATAGCTTCTGTAGGATTCTTCCAGGTAGCTTTATCTATATCTGAAAGTATTTTATCTAACTTACCATCACCTAACTAAGATCTATACTTTGGATTCTTAGCTCTTTCTTTATACCAATTAGTAGCAAATTCTTTCTAATAAGTATTTTGATTCTATAACATCACGTTATAGTCTAGTTTGTCTCCTATAGTTGATTTTTTTCGTATATCTTTCAATGATTTACGAGCTACTTCTCCACCATCTGCATACACGTTTATAGGACCTTCTTCTTTTGATTTAGTATATACTTTATCTCCAACAAAGTAAGTATTGTAACCTATTTTAGCATCTTCTGCTAATCCTTTCCAGAATGTGGGATGTAAAGATGTTTTTAATATTTCTCCTGTTTGAGGATTTCTAGTAGGCAAATGATAAAATCCGTCATTTTCTAAAATAGGCTAAGCTCCTGATTCATATGCTCCTCGCATATTATATTCAGTATCATCTGTATACTTAAGATTATCAGGTAAACTATTCCTCCAATCCCAATAGCCTTTACCGGGATTATTCTCCCGGTAAGACTTTAGGTTTTGCATTCTCTATTTAAATGCTTGTTTATCCATTATTACTTATTATTTACCACCTTTACCTTTTTTACCACCGGATTTCTTTCCGCCTTTTCCACATGCCATAATTTATTCCTCCTTATTTTTTATTTTTATAACTGCATATTTTTACATATTTAAACCATGAATAGTGCTTGCGCTCTTTACAATAGTTTAAGTTTTTATCATTATTGTGAGCTTCCTCTTCAAAGCTAACGTCATGATATTTATCGCTTTGTTTATTCCATTTACAGGACAACATTATACATAGGTATTCTATACCATACCATAAGTAAAAAGGAATCCAAAGCATTTCCTACATCTGTTTTAGATGTATCTTTTCATGGTTGTATTCATCCGCTGTTACAATAGCATCATTTCTCTGAAATATAATACCAAAGAAATTCATTAATTTATAACCTTTAAACGGTATGAATTTATTCTTAATTATCTTCATATTACCTCTCTCCTACTACTTTGTTTGCTCTAGCGGTCTTTGCCTTCAATTGCTCTCTCTTGTAAGCTTCTTTATCTTTCTACTTCTGTAATTCCATTTCTTGCTTCATTTTCTGCTTTTCAAGTTCAATCTTCTTATTCTCAATTTCACGTTTCATTTCCATTTCACGCTTCTTATTATTGAACTCAAATTGTTTAGAAGCAATATCAGAATTTACCTTTTGTTGTTCAATAGCTTGCTTACCTATTTCAATTACATCAGGTACTCCCGATCCATCTTGATCCATATTCTCAGCACCTCTATAAGCATTTAATTGAGCAACAGTTATCTTAGTAGCATTATTAGAATCAATCTCATATTTCTTAAGATCCATTTCAGCTTCCTTAAGCATAAGCTCTTCTTCTTTAATTTCATTCTGAATTTGAGCCATTTGCTGTTCACGTTCTGCTTGAGCTTGTTCCATAGCTTGTTGCTGTTCCATTCTCTTTTGCTCTATTTCTTCTAATTTACTTCTAATCATAGTGACATTATCCATAGTAATAATCTCAGCTATATCAAGTAAACTAGCTCCATTTTGCATAGCAGGTTGCATTAAGTTCTTAAGAGCTTCTATCTGCTGTTGATTCTTAGTAGTATCTTCTACAAATATATCCATATCTTCATAGAAGAAATCATCCGATAAAGTTAAAAATGCTCTAGTAGCGTCATCTAATACATACTGTATACTGGTCTTATTGTCTTTCCAAGCATGTTTAGCTGTATCTAATAGCATAGTTAAACACTCTTTTTTTACCTAATTGTGAACCCAAAACCAAGGTTCAGTAATATGAGCAGACTATACTACAGATCTTTCTACATTACCTACTAATTCATTAGATGAAATAGAACCTTCTCTTTGTTTACTTACTCCAGATATTTCAGATAACATAGATTCTATCTTATCCATTAAATTAATATACTGGTCTATAGTATTAGCCATAGTAAGATCAAGCGCTGATATCTAATTGAACTGACTCGGCTTACCGCCTTCTCTACCTGGTATATCCCAACCTTCCTCATAAGGATTTACAAAGTTAACTCCAAGGGCTGATAAATAATGCATCCACTTAGCTACATCTATGTTCATAGACTTAGGTATCTAAGTAATATCCATAGTAACTACTTTACCTTTATCTCTAGCCATAGCTAATTCAAGGCGATACCATAGTACTATATACATGTATTGAAGCGGCTTCATCATACTAACAAGGCTACGCGGTCTACTATTAGTATTATTATATATTACTCCAGTATAAGGTAATCTTTGAGCATTTGGATTATCGGCAGATATATGCTAATACTCAACAGGTTGTATACCAACATATAAGTCTTGTCCTATTCTATATCCTTCCCATACTTCTATAATCCATTTCCATTCAACATCAAGTTCATTGCCCGTTTCTTTGTAGGTTTCATCTACTTGGTATTCTTCTGGCATACCTGTTTCAGGATTGATTATATTAACAAAACCTATCTTCTTTAAAGACTTCCAACAACAATGCCATACATGTATATTATCAGCTTCTTCAAAAGGATTGGAACTGAAGCCATTTATGCTGTGAGTTTTAATATGAGGATAGTCTAAAGATGTTTTTCTTACTTCTGGAGTTACACCACCCTTAGAGCGATCGTCCATCATATCTAGTAGCTCATTTAATTGCTTTTCAGACATCTTATCATACAATCTGTCATATACTTCAGTAAGAGACATAATCATCTCATAACAGCACCATTGGGCTTCATGTATAAACTCTAAGTCAGAAGTATCTGAATCATAATCAAAGTATATTGGATTAATACGTTGCAAACAAGGTTCTCCATTTACTATACCTACGTAGTATATTTCTTCTCCTCCTATTAGCGCATCTTTCCATCCTTTAAAGAATTCATGAGTAATATTTAACTTATTCTTTAAATAATTAAGGCTGTGATATGCAGTTATTTCCGCAATATCTTTATAGTCTTTACTGAGATACTTTTGTATCTATTCTGGAGTCATTATTTCTCCAGACTGTAATGCTTCTTGATATCTAGCTTGTTCTTCAGGACCTAGTTTACTCATGATTGTTGCTTGAATATAGTCAATAATCATTTGTTTAGCTTTGTCCTATATTTCACTAGTAGCTATATCACTAGTATGTACTACTCTGAAGTTAAATGGTCTTTTAGTTTCTTCTCCTAAAAGTAAATCAATCTTTGGCTTTATTATATTATAGTCTTGAGCCATAGCTGGAAATCCATCCTATTGTTTGAATGGATTAGTAACATACTTAAGATCTTTTTCACTATATATACTATTGTATAGATCATAGTAAGTCTACATTTCCTCTTTACGGCTTCTATTGTTACCATCTCTAGAACTACCTTGACTATGCCCAGCTATGTAATCTACACAGGCTTCTTTCCAGTCTTGAGTCTTTTTAGACATAGGTAGTCTCTATAAGGGAAATTGATTAATATTTCTCATAATTAAAACATATATGCTTCTATATTATCAGCCATTTCGTCGTCACGAAACCACTGTTGAGTGAATATAGGGCCATCAAATAGTACCCTATTTCTATTCTCTTTTTTTACTTCTTTTACTTTAACATTATAGAGCTATTCTCTATATATCATTACCTGTGTCAACGCCATTACTCTATCCACGTTGACTACATCATTAGCAGCTATAAGCTCTTCTAATAGCGGTTCTGACATTATGTTGTATAGATTTTTTTTACCATCAGCGTTAATATCATTAAGCCAATCTTTTATAAGACCCCAACCCCATTGCTTAATCTACTTATTCATATGGCAACCCTTTTTTCTATTTACTTTAGAGTTGCTAACAATATCATTAATAATGTCAGGCTAATCAGCTAATAAGTAATCACAATGCTTATTAGTAAAGTAAACAAATATTCCTTTGTTCTGATTTTCATACATTGCTCTAGCATTGTAATATAATAATAATTTTCTTACATTTTCATAGAATTCTTCTGCTGATTTAGGTCTACCTGTATATTCAGCTACTATAATATCTGAATATTGCTCTATGGACTAAATACGTTTATATATGAAACAAGAACCTAAAGATGTAGTACTCGATTCGTCATAGTCATATGAGTCAATACCCGCTATATAAAGTCCAGGACTAGCATCTTTATTAGGATGCTCCCATATTACTATAGATCCAGTAGGGTCATCGCCTATAAGTGCTCCTGTAGTTTCATCTCTTTTAGTTCTTAAAGGGTAATGAGTTATATCACCATTCTTTTTAATTACCCATTTAATAGTACCATCTGGTTGCTATATTAAGTCTCCTACTTGTTTATGGTTCTATAATTTCTTATTAGTTCTAAGTAATGATAACTATTCCTGCAATTCTTTTTTGGGGAATATATTACCATTAAATTCTAGCATAGCCTCAGCTGGAGTAACAGGACGTTCTGCAACATAGCGGTCTACTGCTGCATTACTAGTAGCATTAGATATTACTATCTATCTTTCGGCTAATATATGTTCTAAAGACTTTTTTCTAAACGTATTACCATCCTCATCCATGTATATACGTTTACCTTCTTTATCACGTATATCAAGGTTAGTATATTGAGGTACAAAGAATCCACATTTATTAGTAGTAGCTGTTTCATCCCATATGTTATCAAATCCTAAACAGTTATAACCATCGGGATTATAGAACATATCCTTCATAGTTTCAAACGCAGAACCTTCGTCACCACCTGTTCCCCATACGATCATAGTACCGAATGCTATACCATCCACTTCTACTGACGGTCTTGCAATCTACCATGCAGCCCCTAATTCTGAGAAAGAACCTCCCTCTTCAAACAAAATAAGATTAGCTTTCTTACCACGAACTACATCAGGATTATCCTTTAGAGTAACACCAATAATCTCTGATTTATAACCCATTTCTATTACATTTCCATAGTCATCCTTAGTATAGAATCCAGCACGTCTACGCATCTAAGTATTAACAGATCTCTTCTTACCCCAAGCTGTATTTTTATCTATAAAGTCCATATAATCCCATGCTTTAGTAAGAATACCATCATCAGTCAAATACTACTTATTTGATGCATATATAAATGTTTTACTATTAGGAATTAAGTAATAGTTTCGGCAAGCCATAGCTCCCCCTTTATAAGAGAATCCCTTTCTACGTGACTTTAATAAGCACAGATGTTTACCTACTTCTTCTGCTTCTTGAACTGCATTAAAGTAGTAATAGTCATAATCCCAGAAATCAGGAAAGCTAACTTCATTTACACGTTTTACCACTGTATTACCTAACTTATCAGTAGTAATATGGTTAACTATTCTAGATATAGGACAATAGTTTAAATAAAAATAGTTATATCCACTGATAAAGTCTCCATCATCAGCAGTATAACCATTAATACACCTATCTCTTTCTTCATCCCAGAATTTATAAAATTCTGTAGTTCCTTCTGGATACGTACAGTATTGTCCTGTCTTTATAAACTATAAAGCAGGGCCTCTAAATTTATTGGATGACTTAATCTTCTTATTGAAGTCTACCATTCTTGTTCTTACTATTTGATGAGATTATTTAAAGCTTCTTTTATAGTTTTCCTGTTTTGTTTCTCTAATTCTCCCAACGCCATATTCCACATTTCCAGATTAATTGAATACTCATCAAGTTCGTCCTGCATAAAAAAAGTTACATTCTTACCTCTAAGTTTATCCATATTAGTACGCTTTATATTTAAAAGGGGCGCGTTTCACAACGAACCCCTTCCCAACTTATTGATTTTTAAATATTAAAAATATGATGTTGCGGACCCACGACTCGAACGGGAACTTATGATTATGAGTCATACGAGATGCCTTTTCTCCAATCCGCAGTACACAGGCTTATACGTGACACCTGTCTAACACGCTGGCTTACGATCCAGTCCTTCATTAGCTGTATTTACTATTGATCAGATAGTAAGTGACTTAGGAAGTTACGTTGCTCCTCAAAAGCTTCAATATTTTAAGTAGTTTACCAGTACGGATCGCACTTCTGCGCCCAAATCCTTTAGTATTTAATGTGCAGTTTGAATATACTACATTACAGTTTTTCCGATAAACTACTTATAAGGACTAGTATTTTTAAGCAGTCTGCTTGCAGTCAGACTGCATTAATTCTTTCTTCCAAATATAGCCTTTACATGTTTTAGCTCTACCATTACAAGCTCTTTGTATTGATTTATAATTAGTATTCACAGATTTTGCAGCATTGTACATTCCCATGTGAGTGGCAACTAATATATTATCCAGTGTGTACTGATAAACTAGATACTTAGTAGATGATATTCTTAATTTTTCCTTCTGTTCTTCTGACATTTTTTTACCTTTATTGGGGCTTACCATTCCTTTAATCCAATTAGAATTTCCGAAATAAACTTTACCATTTCTATGTCTTTCAACTAGAGTAGCTTTGTTCTTTTCATATTCTTCTAACCATTCAGGAATTTTAGACTTTTTGTCTTCTAGTTCTTCTTTAGTAGAAGCTGCAATAAAATTATTACAGAAAGGATGAATATAGGTATTGTTACATAACCTACCAATATTAGAACGACTTAATTTGGTAATAGAAGCCGCATCTTTTATTGTCCATGCATATATGTAATACTTTTCTACAAAATTGTATAGATAAACTCGTTTACCAAAAACTCCTGATGCAACAAGTTTTTTAGAATTTTCAGAAACTTTCCTCTTCTGTTCTTCTGTCATTTTAAGACCTAAAACTCCAAAATCACCACCTTTAGTGCAGTTATATCCATCTGTATAGGCATTGTATTCTTCTATGTATTTTATTTCTAATTGATCTAATTGTTTAATTAGATCTGTATTAGTCATATCTGCATCTGGAATAAATGATTCTAATATATCTATTGTGAAGTTATGAAAACCGTATTTGTTTATTGCTCTATAAATAGGTAAGTCTAATTTACCATTTTTAGCATTTCTCATATGGTCTTTTATTCTTGATCTAATTTTAACACTTTGGCCAATGTAACATTTGCCATTTAAGTTATTTTTGATAATGTATATACCGGCTAATTTTGGGTCTATATTTCTATATGTCATATCTGCAAGTTTATATGAATATTGGTTGGGGAGGTAGGAATCGAACCCACTCATACAGAGGTTTAGAATCTCCAGCACTACCGTTATGCAACTCCCCAGTGCACGTAGATATATTTTAATTGCCTCTACGTATGGCAAATGTATTTAGAACCAACTAAATAGTCTTTTATACCAAGGTTTCTTAGCTACTACTTTACATAATACAGTATCTACTTCTTTAATCTGTTCCCAGAAATCTACTGCGTCTTTAGTAAGATCAAGAGTAATAATCAATTTTGTTCTCATAATTTATTCAATTTACTGTTAAAACGTATTGTTTAATTTAGGTTATAAATTAATGTATTATCTTACCAACTCATAAGGATTAACCTTAGCATCACCTTTAACTTTACCCATAGCTACTTCTTCAGACTTAACCATATTCTCTAAAGTATCAATGCTTTTAAGCACATTGCCTACTGATGTCATACCAGCTAATAAGTCTTTAATTTTCTTTTCATCTAAAGTATCGTCAAGGGATTCCTTATAATACTTACTAATACTGTCTAACTTAAGCCTCATATTATCAAGCATCTCTAACGTACGAGTATAGCAGAATGCCTTATAGTCGTTCTCACAGCTAGTTTCTTCAGCAGTAAGTTGGTAGTTTTCATCACCAAATATTTCCTTTTTCAATTTGGATTCCCTAGTATCAGCTTCCATACTTTGAACATAAGGGCTATTCCATTTATTCATAAGTACAATATAACTGATTACTTTTGTAGCATGTTCTTTATCTGGCTTATCAGTATCCCATACTCTTTTAAAGCATGGAATACCTAAAGCATCTGGATGTATAATAATCTTGCCACCCTGAATATCAAACAGTCTCATTATCTATTAATTTAGTTTTAAGATGTTTAATAAAACAGTCTATTTCATTGCACATTACAGATAGTTTCTGTATAAACTCAGTCACACTATCATCACTTGACTTATGAAGTCGTACTTTTCCGTGGCAATCTGCTATTTCTATAAATGAATCTCTATCCAATCCTTCTGCAAATTCAGTTTCACCATCAAAACATACTATACTACCAGTTGAACGTGAATCTTCAGGGTTAAGCCAAGTGCGATGGTTATAGAACGTTTTACTCATTATCTATCTGTTTTATTTCCTCAAACCATCTTTGAATATCATCCTTAGCAACTGCATCACTTACTACAATAATCTTAGTTCTAGTATTCTTACCATAGTAAACTACGACTAATACTAGATCACCTTCGTAGTAGTCTACTACTTCAGTACTAGTAATAGCTTGACCAGGTGCAGTAGCAAAGTAAGCGGCTCTAGTTTCTATACCGCTAGGTACTTCTCCTAAGGAGTTTGTGTCAGTATTATATAACTGACACTCTCCGTATTTACCTATTAATAATTTATCCATATTTTAGTAATTATCCGAGCATTCACAAACTGGTTCACAACTATCACATATTTTTTTCCCACTATTTCTGTTTCTCTCTTTTTCAAGAAACTCCTTCTTACGTTCGTAATAATTGCTCAAATCATTATTATTAATAATAATGATTTCTCCTTTTCCTCCGCTTCCAATACGATACATGAGTAAAACAACAGCACCTTTTTTTACTTCATATTCCTCACCTTCTCTTACAATAATGCCGTCTTCTTCAATAAACCACATACGATCTATATCATAGCTATTATCTATATGATCTACGTCTAATTTATCAGTATCTAGTTTTACTAGAGCATTTCTTTTAGAAATAATATATTTATTCATAATGTCTAATTTTTAATCAATTCTATAACCTAAATAATATTCTTTACTCAGTCTATATAATATACTTTCAGCCAACTACTTTGGTATATTAGGATTTACATAATCATGATTAGTCTTGTACTTTTGTAGTATCTTCTGAAACTACGCTATCTCCTTTTCCAGACTCTGAGTTGTTATATTGCTGCGTATATTTTTCATATAATTTATCACATAAGTAGTCTATCTGGTCTGCTCTATCAAGTGTAGTTCCTTTGTTAGTATTATCTATAATCATATCTGTTACTGCATCTAACATATCTCCACTAAACTGATCATACATAAGTTCTCCAGATAGTATCAATTCTTCTACTTTATTAAATAGCTTCTTCATTTTCTTTGGTAATATAGAACTGTCAGTATTACTTTTTTCTATATTCCACATTGCTATACTTTCTTCCTTTGTCATTGTTTATTAAATTTAATTACGCTGCTACTAATGCAACTTGCTGCCCAGCCAAGTAAATAAGCATAGCACTCATTTCTACTGAAAACATCTGCTGATAACCCAAGGCTATCGAATATATAATCTGTAACATGTGTTGCTTCATGTGGTATAGTATTTGATAATTCTTTATCATCTAACCCAAGTATAACTACTAATACACCAGCTTTTCCAGTATTTTTATGTATTACAGGTATTGTTACAGCATTGATAGTACCAGATTCATATTCTTCTATTAAGTTACTATAAGTAGTAGGGTTTTCTTTATTGAAATCAGTTATATCACAGAATATAAATGCCTCATCCAGATCTTCAATACGGTTAGTAACCCAAAGTAATCTAGGATAAATTACAGGATCATATTTATTAATCTTTCTTTTCATACTGTTTCTTTAACTTAATTTTACCTAAATATGTGAATCTGATAGCTTTGTCTTCCATATTTGTTATAGCTTCATTAGCAAATCTAAATGGGCTGTTACATATAACTTCTATAACATGGTAAGGTAAATTATACTTATTGCTTAACTTAGTATATATACTTGGTTGATTTTTCATTAAAGCTTATTTTCCTATAATACTTACATTCGTCTAAAGTAATAGAGCCACTTATAGTATTTGGTCTAATTACATTAATAATATCAGCTATATCTAACCAATTATTAGAATATCTTAAACTACCTGTTATAACAGCTAATTTATTTGATTCTAGTTTACTATACTTACGTATAGGCTCATATATAGCAGTATTACTATCAAAGTTACCATTAACACTTAAAAGCTCTGTCTTCTGGGTAATAAGAGTAAATTTATTATAAGGTAGGTCTCTTTTTAAGAAATTATACCAAATTTTCTTAAGTAAGCTATAATCCTTCCAAACTATAATAGATCCAGGCTCAAGCATTGTTGATTGTATTTTCATCTTTATTCAATCTTAAAATTATAGTTATCTGTACTCTATCACCGATTACTTCTGGTATTAAAGCCTTATTGACTACTACTTCATCTTCAATTTTACCTTTCACAAGTATACCAGAATTTTTAAATTTAGTAATGTATCTACTCAAGTTATCTGGAGTAATACCTAACGTTTTTCTAATATACTTCCTATTTTCAGTACTAATTACATTCTTACTGATATTAGGGAGCTTCGGAGTATTTATATCTATTTGTATAAATGTAGATAATAATTCTAACTCCCTATCAGTAAGCTTAAGTATACCATTAAGGCTTCTTAGAAATTCATTGTATAAATCGGTTTTAGAGACTCCCTTAACCAATTTATTCATTTTCTAATCTAGCTTTAACGTTATCTGCGAATTTAATCAAATTATAAAGTACAGTCTCAGCCTCTACCTTAACACAAGGTTGCATTTCTCCTTTTTCAAACTTATCTTGTGTGTCCTTAAGATTCTGTTTATACTCTTCAATCTTCTCATTTAAGAAGTTAATAGTTTCTTCGATTTCTTTAGAAGAAGATACCTTGACCATAATTTCTTTTTCAACTAATTCGTCTGCTGTTATAGGATCTAACATAGCCGATCTGAACTTATCACCACTTGTAATATCAAGAGTATATGCATCAAGTTCTTCATCGTATGTAAGAATATCCCCTTTCTTAAAGAATCCGTCTTCTTTTACTACTTTTAAATTTTTCATCTTTCTAACTTTTTACAGGCCCACAATACAAATACACCTATTAATATTGCTAATAACCATTGTTTTTCTTCCATATCACTAAAACGGTTATGTTAAAAAATTGTTAATACTTTTTAACATTTGTTAACATTTAAAGTATATATAAAGAAAAACCCCAGCCGAAGCCAGGGTTTATTCACAATGATATGTATAAATATTTATTATCTACAAATTGCTATTACGTCATAGGTTTTGACTAATTGACTATTCTTGAACAAATCGAAGTCTTTAGCAAATTTCTTATTATATACTACTTTATCTCCGATAGTCAACTCTTCCTCTTTGTATGAGGAAGGTAAAGCTAAAACAATACCAGTAGCCCATTCAGATTCTACTTCCTTTGTTTCTGTCTTTGTTTCGTACTTGTTATATCCTTCTTCATCCTTCTCTCCTGTAGGAATTTGCTCTGTAATTTCCTTAGTAACCATAATAGGATCTAAAGGCTTCACCAACGCATCCTTTAAGAAGGTATAATTAAGTTTCTCTAAAACTGTTTCTAATACTTTATCTTCGTTCATATTCTTTAACTTAGTTTAATACTATAACGTAAAGTATAGTCATAGGTTCTTATTTTATTGCTTTATTTTAAGTATATTACCGCCATTAGAAGTGCAGTAAGTAACTGCTTTAACTGGGCAAGTTAACTGACTTTGAAAGTAACAACCATCACATTTTCCTCCTTTAGATGATTCTACTATAAACTGTTTACCATTTATATCTATAGGCAGTTTATTCTTTATTATTTTTGCCAACTCTGGATCATTTATTGTCATTTACTTTTCCCTTTCCACGTTTATCTAAGTAAAGCATGGCTATTGCATTCCAAGCTACAGCAGCCAAATGATTTACTTTAGTTTCTTCATCAATCCTGTTTCCTTTCTCATACTCAAGTAAGTGTCTTAACATAGCCGCTTTATAACGCTGATAACCATTTTCTAAGCCCTGCCAGTTGTTATCACCATACTTAATAGAACCAGCTGTATAAAGCTTTACTATGTCTTCAATTTCTTCTAATGGTAGTAAATCCCATCTTAACTTACCATCTTGAAAGTCATTCTTCTTCCCCTCTTTCATAGTAGACGTATATTTGTTCAGTACCGTAACTATAATTTTCTAGTATACCTTTATCTATACCTATTATTGTAGCCTCATTATTAAGCGGAGTCTTATACTTAAATACTAGTGTATCAGGAACATTTTCAAATATATCTGTAATAATATCAGAACTAATATATAATTTTACTTTAGAAATATTATTTCTATTGTATATATTGTCTATATTATTATTAATATCATTTATAATATCTTTGTCCATATTTACTTATAATATGACTTTCTTTAGTATATAACCTTGATTACAATAACCAGTAATTCTAGAAGGACAGCTTCTATCATATAGACTACAACCTTCACACATACCTTTATGCAATTCAGGTACTAATTGATAAGGTTTATTACCGTGATATATTATCTTTCCAGAGTAGGCTTTATCAACTTTAATTTCTTTATTCATATGTATTATCTTAAGTAAAGTAGTAATTAGTTATCTAGAGTAAGAGTAGTTATATATGGCTTACTTATGATATAGAACTTATTAGTCTATATTAGTAGATTAACCCCTCTTACTCCCCTATAAACGTCTAATATGCTATTTATGTTACCTTTTCTTTAACATTTATTAACATTATTTATGATTATTTAACGCTATTAAGTTCAATGTTTTTAACATTCATTAACGATTTTAACTCATCAGCTAACTTTCTAGCATCTGGATGAGCTGCACCACTACAACGTAATTCAAAGAAATGTTCCCAGTCACTTTCAAAACCTGTCATTACTAACTCTGTCTTAGTTGCATTAGGGAGTATTGCCCTTGCTTCTTGTGGTTTTAATCCTTTATTTATTAGTAGTCTGTATTGCATTCCTGCATTGTTCAAGCACCATAAAAAGTTGTCCGCTATACCATTATCTGAAGGCAATTGAATCTTCATATTATCAATATCACACCAATCTCCATCCCAGTAAGTATAATCTCCAGTAGGTATATTTAACCAAGTAGGTTTAATAAAAGTAAGCTCATTATTAAATTTATCCTTATTGTAGTTACAATATCTCTGAGATTCTTGTGCAAAGCTAAATACTCTATGTCTAACAAACTCATGGCTTATTCCTCTATCACATATAAACCTGGCTGTAATACGTTTTTCATGATACTCTGTAGGTTCTACTTGATACTGCAAATCGTCTAATCTATTATTTTCTACTAGCACTCTTAAGTTAGTAGTTATGTATAATACTCCGTAATTGCCTTCGTAAGGATGGTCAGCTTCTATTTTATAGATTACTTTAGAGTAGGTACTATTGGTCAAATGTCTCCAATATAGCATAGCTGGTGGAATATTACCGTTAACTGTCTCACGTATTCTTAAGTAAATAGTACCATGCTCTAACATAGCTCCATGACCAAGCTTAATCATACGATCTACAAACTCTTTAGCACTATCTTTTGTTATATTATTCTCACTCCTATAGCACGTCCTCCCTGCTAACTCTATCATCTTATAAGGATCTTTTTCCTCAATTATCTGTACACTAGATTCTATTAGTTTCATATTAATCTAAAATTTCTATGGATATTATTTTTACTTGACTCATGTATATATGCCCTTCGTGTTCTTGTAATCCTTGCTGAACCATATAATACTTATCGTCTATCTTTACTATCTCAGACCATCCGTCATCTGCATTACCTATATGCGTAGATCTACTATACATTCCCGCAGATTTATCAAATGGGATGGTATTGCCTATTATTTCGTATTCTATATTCATATCACTAATAACGTAAGTATTAAGAATAATTACATAATTTTAACAAAAATTATAATTTTTTTAGAAAAAAAATTAATAGAAGATGTCCGTGTGTGGACTACCCACAAACAAATCCCCCACCGCTGTTAGAAATCGGGAAGTCCCCGGTAGGGTTTGATAGGTTTACTTATGAAAATGCAACAGAAAGCAAATCAACTACTACTGTCAATCATTGCATTATTAACTAAATCTTACTTATTATGTCTGATTGTTTATTTACTCCATCTGATACAGATGAAGACTATGCTGATGCATGGTTCAATTGGGATTAATATAAGGGCTGTAATAGCCCTTATTTGCTTTGATTATCAACTTAAAACTTTATAAATATGCTTAACAAAATCAAATTGTATATTGGCTATTGGCTTATTATGTTGTCTTTCTATAGATATAGGAAGGTATTTGTATGGGATTGGTTTACTCTTAAAGAGTCATTCAAAGTAATCTCACATCCTGAGGATTATGACAGTGCTACTGTTACAGAAAGCTATACAGTGTTTGCACACACTAATGTGGAATTACGTAGGAAAGTAGAACTATTTAAACGCTACGGTTTATGAGCAAAGATGAAGTAAATAATCAATGCGGGTATATTGCCCCTTGTGAGGAAGTGTGTGTTGAATCACCTTCAATGACAATAAGAACAGTACGTACACAACGACCAAGTAATGAATTGTGTAAAAGGTGTTTAATAAAAGAGCATTGCAATGAGTTTCGTCTTATGATAGGTGAGAACTACAAACCAGCTTGTTATGTAGACGAAGACAGTACATGTATTATTGACGAAGACAATTTATAAACAATTGTTATACACAGTACTTAGTACTCAGTATTAACACAAAGGCTGCGCACAGGAAGCAAATCAGGCACAGCTGCTCAACATTGGGGGAAGCAGGAAGGAATTCATAGTGTTTGCCATTGTTTGAGTGGGTGTGTGATAATATACCATCCACCCACATTCTTCCACTTCTCCCATCTTCAATGTATTACCTCATCAAGTAATATATAGCTATAATTTACAAATCACCAAAAACCTAAGCACTGTACAGGTTAAGTGCATCATGTCATGGCACGTTATAAATTAATCGAACCGTTAATCAAAACAGTTGAACAAGGTAAGCAGAATGCAGGCACTAAGTATTTAGTAGCCAAACTTCAAAATACCTTATGTCCATGGGAAGACATGCAAACATTTACTTGTTTCATTCAACCCATTGTGAACATACTTACTCCATTGTTATCAATTCAACATGGAGGAACAGCACAAGCAGACCAACCAATTCCTGAAGAATTACAGTATGTAACAGGATGTTGGATTGACTGGTGTCCACCACAGAAGTTCTACAAACAACATCTGTCAGACCATCCAGCTCAACCTGCAACAGCAAATCGACCAGCAAGAGAAGCAATCAAAGCTGGTTCGCTCGTATCGAAAGGTGGAAAACCTATTCTTTACACTACACTACGAATATTCTGTCAATATTATATTGACGAATTCGGAGAAAAACAATGGATACGTGGAGGTTCTCCTGAAGAAGTAGGACAAAGAGCATTCGGTGCTTATTGTGTACCAGCTGAAGAAGATAAAGCTCCTCAGTTTGTACCAACTACTCCAGCTCCTGAGATAATTGGGGGTCAAGTAGTACAACCAGCTCCAGCTCCTACAGCACAAGGCCAACAACCAACCTTCACGCAAGCTCCTCAAGGAGGACAACCATTAACTTATTAACCCGTATCACGCATTATACAAGTATCTGCTGACAGACCGGAGAAATAATAGTCTGTTACTTTAAAAAACTCAATAACTTCGGAGTAGCGTAAGCTACGGAGTTGTGTAACAATCCCAAGACATTGAGGGCACCAGTTTCTTATAAGTTACGTATGTGAGGGCGAATATACTCCTTACGATATAAGTTTTAGGTGTAAAATGCAAAAAAATTCATTCGCAAAGTAATTATTCTATGAAATGCAAATTATCTTCATATGTTGTGAAACATAGCTTAACCACGTTAAAGTATAATAATATAAGTTAGGTATGCCCTTATAAAGACTTAGGTAGCGCTAAGGACTATATTATTATACTTCTTTTCTTAATGCAGCCGAGTGCCGGTGACAAGCCCGACAGAATGCAGAGTCAAAGAAGCTATTATAATTTATTATGCACAAATAGGTTATAATAGTAAAACCACGTGGTAAGGGCACAGTTAGGTTCGCTGTGAGTGCACCCTTTGTAGCAACTAACCAAAGCAAGTATAGATGGGAATAAGCTATTACCTCGATAGGCTTAATGAGGTGCTTGACAGTCTGACACTAACTGAATAATAAGTGTCAATACTTTAGTATCTAACTATTATATCAACACAATGATATATGAAAACTCGTGTATGATGTATATCTCCCTAATTGGGGCGTTACGACGTTCCAGAAACGTAGTATGAAGGCGCAGAGGCGTTAGAACTAAAGTATTTAATAGAGTAAGAGAAAATGAGGTCTTATATCAGACAGCTCTTAGCATAGCTTATAGTGGTGTTTTCCATAACTATATTAATGCGCTTACTCTATTATTTTTTCTATGCATTAACTAACAAATAAATCAATTATATGGAAACAAAAGTATTTTGTATTTATATCCTTTAGGTATACTATTTGACATTATAGATTTAATCTATCATTATAATGAATGTAAAGAGATAACCTTAAGAGATATATTACTATGCCCATTTTTTATAATTATCTGGCCAATTCCTACGTTTTTGTTATTAATAGAAAGTGCTGGAGATATTAAAATATTAAAAAAGAAATAATATCAAACTATGAAAGAAATAACTTGTATTCAACAGTATGTAATAGATAATCTTATCAACAATAAGACACTATCTATAGAAAATCTAATAGATGCCATAGTTAAAACATGTTCAACAGAACAGTTTGACAACATATTAACCGTTCTTATCAAAACACAAACCTCTTGTACAAACAAAGATAAAGTAAACTTTGTGAAAATGAATATGTATATATCTAAAGAAGTTGGTAACGAAACTAAAATACAAATAATAAAAATACTAAGAGAACAATTTAACACCATTAGTCTTAGTCTTAAAGAAGCCAAAGATTATATAGATAGTTGCATAGGAGAATATAATATATTCCCTAAAGTAGTTACACAAGAAAAAATAAATGAACTTATAAGAAAATTAGAACCTTATAATGTTAGCATAAATACAATAAAGTTAATGCAGTAGAAATACTGCACCTATACTGTGAGAATCAGTATCAACTTTGTGGGGCTTATATCTTATTGTGTCCTTTACAGGATAGAAATAGATTTATTGGGGATACAGAGCGTTGGCATAGCCACTCTAAACCAATCACAATAAGTATTAGTGCAGAGAAATCAAAGACATGTACCGTATAGGAAGAAAAAGCTAGTGTACAAAGTAAAATCCAGGGACGTGGCTGTCCTATAACATTTTTCAGTAAGCCAGAGAGTATGTTCAAAGGATAATCATACTCTCCTCTTTAAGGTGAGAATCCTTGACAAGCATGTGGGGCTTATATCTATTCATACAGAGCAAGTACGTACGGGAAAGCTTAAAATACTCATCTGTAAAATAGTATTAGTGCAGACTTTAAAATCATGCAGTATAACAATCTTCCATATACTAATACAATAGAGAGCTTCTGAATCATGTTATACTTATTAGTCCTAAGCGTAGGATAGTCCTCAACTTATTATGTTCCGTTAGCTTAATATGGATTTGTAGAATACTAAGAGTAGTATTGCTAGTATATTTATATGTGAATATAGGTATACTAGTTGCACTCATAAGGCAGCCTTCACGTGGCGAGTGTGTTAAGTAATAGGTTAAATAAATCTTCCAGTTTGTACCTATGAAAACTAATGCCTTACTTTTTATTAACAATTTAATCAATAAATTATGATAGAAACAATAGCAACACTAATTACTGTATTTTGTGGTATATTCTCAATGATAATAACAGCTTGTACTATACGAGCACCGTACTCAAAAACAGTAGCCAACGTACTTAAAACATTACTTATAATAAGCATTATTAGCGGAGTAACAGCATTCATCTCAATAATAATAAGATTGTTAATAATTCATTAACTAAATGCTCAGATGGCGAAATTGGTAGACGCTTCAGACTTAAACTCTGATGATTATTACAATCGTGCGGGTTCGATTCCCGCTCTGAGTACATTCATTAACTTAAAAACAATAATTATGAGAGCAAAGAAATCAATTCGAGCATGGGTAGCAAGAGAAAAAAATGGAGCGTTATTTTTGTTCTGTGAAAAACCAAAAAAGCGTAAATCTTACTGGATAAATTTAAATACATTCAATAGTCTAGTACTCCCAAAAGAAGCTTTCCCTAATGTAAAATGGGAAGATAACGAACCTACTAGAGTATATATCAGAATAGCATAGTATGACAATCAGAAGAAGTTATTCAAATAGTATACTCACAAGTATCAGTGAATTTTTAATTGCATTAATTATAATATTAATAGCAACAGTATCAATAAGTAAATATTGCGCAGACTATGATTATTATAATTATGTAGAACTTAAAGCACAATATAAAAACTATATTGTGACTAATAAGTATATACGGAACTCAGACACTTATGTGTTAGAACTCATGAACCCTTTTAGTAAAAAGACTAAAGAGGTATATGTTAGAGATTATCTATATTATAATACTTATTTTGTAGGAGATACTATAAAATGACAAGAAGTAAAAGCCAAAAGTATATATATCTATGTAGGTATAATAAGAGTAAGCCTTATCGTGTGATAATACGTCACAATAGTGAAAATATCCAAGTGGGAACATTTGCTACATTTCCTGAAGCTATTGAAGCTCGAAACAAAAAATTACAGGAATTAGGAGCAAGAGTACCTATTGGACCTCTTACTAGAGTAGGTATTAAAGCATCTATCAGAAGATCTATAGAAGATTTAGAATTAGTAGCTAAGTCAATAAAGAATATAGATAGAGTTAGTTTTAATATAGTATCTAATCAAATTGAACAGTTATCCAAAATGTTAAACAAATATTAATCAAAACTATGTTCGAACAAGTAAAAGATTACAAAAGTGCTTGTGCTGTATTAGGTAAAAAACCTATTGATAAGCGCAGGAAGTTAGATGAGCATGTCATACTGTATATCATGCTGAGTACTATCACTGAAGCAATTAACTTTATTGCTAACGGTAATAAACCATGGATACCAGAGTACAAACAAAGTAAACTAATTAAAACATGGTACAGTTGGTGGCAAATTGATTGGGACAAGATTAAAGATGGTTCCCATGCGGGTTTCTTCCTTCTGTTTTCTGGCGTTGGCGTTGGTAATGCGGCTGCTGGTGTGGATACACATCTACGATTTATTAGTGAAGATGCCGCAGAATATGCAGCTAAAACGTTTAGACCACTATATATGAAACATATATTTGGTATAGATTAAGTTCTCATATTTATTAACTATTAAAACATTTATCAAAAAATGGAAAATGAATTACAAGATTCTCCAAGAGGAAGAGGCTCAGCAATAGCCTGGAGTTTAGCAACAATCCTAATTCTATTAGGAATGTTAGTTGCTAGCGCACTAACCTTTATCTGTCACGATAAAGTTGACAATCTCATAAATCCTGAAAAGGATAATGTAGAACAAGTTTGTGTTGACACAATTTATACTGAAGCTGTACCTACAATACAGGAAGTTCTTCAGTTTCGAGAAGACACAAAACGTTACATGCACATAGACAGTGTATTTCTTACAATGCCAGACGTTGTCTTAATAGATATACTAAGGCAACATGGAACGTCATTGTCTAACAGTGACATTGTGACTATATATGAATCGAACAGAAGTACTTATAACAAGGTAATGAGCGGAGCTAGAAGTCAACACTATAAAGACTCATTAGATAAATTGTCTAACACTTATGACAATACTAAAGATACTACTTTCGTAAAGAGAGAATAAAGTAATAAACCTCGCTTTGTGATTTTAGTTATAATTCCTTTTATTTTTAAGTTAAAAGTATACTCAGTCTGTGAAGATAGAGTATACGTCCTCAGAAGATGACAAACCTGTGGGGCGTAAGTAAATGCATATCGTATATTATTCCCTTGAATACGGCAATAGCGGGTAATATCCGAGATACTCGTATTTGTGTTTATAATCGTGCAGACGTTAAAATCAGGTACTCCAATAAGGAAAGTTTGACAGCAATCCTGCTTATGAGTTAAAACTATAGAGAGAGTCATAGAAACAAAGTGTTGTTATCTTATTATTAACAAATGTGATTAGAATAGATACTATTTATTCTAAGAAAGAACGAACATAAGCTATGTTTTTAATTTCTAGTTGATACTAACTTAAAACAAAATCCAGAGTATCCTGGTCGTCGTCAATAATATTAACAATTTAAAACATTAAGTAATATGAAAAAGAAATTAGCAAAGGAGGGAACTAATGCCTCGTATTAAAGTAGAAGAAGGTCGTAAACTCACTGAAATAAAATTCGGTACAGACCATTACCTAGCAAATTTGCTTGCTTGTACTAAAATATTAGGTATACCCTTAAGTAAAGCAAGAACTCTGTGTAAATCTCATCCAGATATGAATATTAAAGTAGATCCGCCACTACCTATTATCAGTAAATTACCTACTGATGCTATTCATATTGAATTAGGTGAATACGCAATAACAGTTAAAATAACTATTAATTAACTATCAAAGTAAAATGAAAGCAATTATTATTACCTTCCATGGAGAAGCTCCTGAGAAGAATTATGATGAAATCATCAGAAGAATGGCTGAATTAGTATTCAATAACACAAGTGCAAAGATTGAAGATATCTCTGCCGCTGTGTTAGACGATAAAGAAGTATCTGAAGCTTTACTACAGAAAGTAGTAATAGCTCCTGTAGCAAACGCTAACAAAGCTTCTATATCAACCACTGTAAAGGCTGTAAGTGAACTTTGTAGCAATATCATCAATGAAATCGGAACTCCATCATTGATGAATGAAGAAGTATTCCGTAAGGAATTACTGAAATATCTTCTTAACAAAGAAGACCAGGCTACAACTAGAGTATTACGTATTATTATCAATACTCCAGAAAGTTCAGCTTCTAAGATAAAAGTAGTGCTACACAATTACGGCTTATCAAAGCTTCCAGAGATAATCAAAGGTTTTGATTCTATTCTCAAACTGTACTAGTTATGGCAAGAACAGAAAGAGAATACGAAAATCAGCAGAAAGACTTCAAAAAGAAGCCTAAGCACAAGAAAATGGAGCCTTACAATCGAAAGAAGTCATGGAAATAAATCCAATACTGCTTAATCAATGTCCTACACTTAACAATAAAATTAACTGTAGCGAATGTACTCATGAGTGTAAACTCAGAATGCAACTTGAACAGTCCAAGGAGGATATTCCGCCAGAGTATCCGCCCGCTGTTATATATTACTAATTTAAATTGTTAGTATGGTGGATTTCAGTCAACCTAGAACTATTTATAACCAGAGCCCTAATGGAAGTTTAGCTGTTGCTAAACAGCTATTCAAGAGTACAATGGACTATACAACGGTCAACCAAGCAAAATGCTTAGGTCAGAAGAAGGATATGGGTTACTTACGAATAAGATATACGAATAAGTAAGATAGTTCTTTTTTTAATCTTAAAATTATTAAAATACAATGGGTAGGTCAACCGGTCCTTTAGTTAAAGTAAATACTACAGAGGATATTCAAGAAAGAATTAGAGCTGTAGCATACTTTGGAAAACTCACAACTGAAGCAGCAAAATATTGGTGTGAGAAACAAAAGTACAGACCTATAGAAATCTGTCCTACAAATATCACTGTAGCAGTATATGAAGCTAGAGAAAGATATTTTAAAAAATGTAATTTCATAGAAATTATTTCGTGATTAATAACTATAGTATCAAACATCTAAAATTTTATCAAAATGGCAGAAGAAAACAAATTGAACATCTTTGATGTAAACAACGAAAGTGATGACATTCAAGAGTCTATCTCTAATGCAAACAAAGTAACCGATGACGTAGTAAAGAAAGCGGCTGAAAAGATTGCCGAGCGCCGTAAGGAAAAACTTACGAACGAACTCATCGACGTGGTTCAAAAGTGTGAATACACTGAGAAATCCGCAGCATTGCAGTTACGCCGTAGTAACCGCGTGAACCAGAGAATGAAGACCTATATGAAGGACTTGCACAATCTCGCAGAAGAAGTGAAGAGTGGTAAGAAGCCAGTTACGGCCTGGAATGATGAAGCTCCGGCACTGAAGAAGCAGTTTGACAAGGATCTCATTGATATTGACAAAGATATCGACAAGTCTCAAAACGAGCTTGACGAAATCTTCCCCAATTCCTGGTCTTATCGCTGGAATAGTTTGATTCCCCGCCGTAACGGTTAATCAGGCTAAAAAACTAAAATAAAAGAGATTCCAAACTTGAGTATCTTTGTATCTAAACAAGTTTAGTGTTTATGGAGGAATATCTATAGCGCCCTACGGGCCGAAAGTATATTGAACGACACAAAGACCTGAATTAACAGGTCATACTACGTATCTTTGTATCATTAGTGTGGAATTATTGTGTACTACTGATCATATGTCTGAGATCGCGACAATAAGATTGTCCCGTATTAGTAATAGTACTGAACTGCTTTAGTCGAGATATCAAATCAGACTGAATAATGTGTATCTTGTATCATATATGTTTCGTCATATATCATTATTCGAGTATCATCAAGATCAGTAATAAAGAGAACTAACCATTCTCAAGACCATAGGATATGTAGCTTTGGTCGGCTACATATCCACTAATAAGATTAATTATAAAAATAGCAGGAGTATTGTATAACATAACGAAGGCCTACCTGTAGAGAGTGCTGTGAACAGTGTTAAATAATAAAGCTGGAAGGATGGCTTAATTCTGCACGTGAGTTATACTTTAATTAATCTTATAAACTAATTGACTGTTAGGTCTATAAATCATCGTTTGGACAGGGGTTCGACTCCCCTATGCTCCACGCCCTTTGCAGTTGAATAAAATAACTAGAACAAACTGAAAATGTACGTGTACATATAACCAGTCTAGTAACGGATTGTCCTGCACGGTTGCAGTAAAGAATCGTTAGCTGCCGTTTGACCGTATCGTATAACGGCACCCTGGGGCATTATGGTTTTGACAGCGACAAAGAGGAAATAGAATAGGTCAATAAGCAGATAACTGGCAATACAAGTTATGTAACAGATTACACTCGCTTAGTAGCGTAAGTAATCAACGGCTAAGCTAATGTCGTAAAAAGCTGGAGTAAGTAAGCTTTGCATGGTAGTGAAGCCTTAGATATTACTAAGAGATAAGGTGTTCGAGTCACCTACTTACTACAAATTAAATTAAGTTTAATCAATAAATATTAATTTGAAATGGGATTAATAAAATTTATCAGAGAAAAACTTCCTGAACCTCTAGACAAGGCTAGTAAGGAATTAAGAATGAAAGAGAAATTGGTACAACGTATCAACTCTGTAGTACCGCAGTGTTACAAGAATAAGTATCACTATAAAGAAGGAATTTCTAAAGTAAGAAATATATTCTTCTTTTGGGAAACTAGAGGTACTGAAATCATTCATCTTATAGATGTAAGTGATTTAACTACTAAAGACGAAGAGAAATTTCGTGAACTTGAAACAAAAGCAAGAAACTATCAACAACAATGCGTATAAGATACTTTGCATGGTTTGACTCTAAAGCCGAACGTACTGAGTTTATCAGTCTACTTAATAAATCTCGTTCAGAATCTGAAGCGATTAGTAAACTTCTTGATAAATATCCAGACTTAAGTATGTCTGCAATATCAGGAGTAGTAAGTAACTTTCAAAAGGAAATAAATAAAAAGTCATGAAACTAAATCATCCTGGAATCTATCGTATTATTGGAGAACATTTTGAACTGTTAGCCAATATAGTTGGAGAAGTACCATGTTTGAGAATTACTTCTGCATTACTTATGAATGACCTTGTTCAAAGAGGTAAATTTACAGTGTTATCTGAGGATTCAATTGAAATACAAACTGTATGTAATAATCCCGATGCATTCTTGTTCTTCGAGTATGATTACTCAGAAGTATGTCCATTACCACCTTATAGACAATCTATTCGTGGTACAAAAATGCCAGATATCAGTAATGATATGATGAAAGCATTTACAGAGCGCTATATAAGTGATATGTCTATAAATGGCAGAGGAATTGAAGCTACAAAAGCTTATATTCTAAGTGTAACAGACTGGAGCCTAGCGCAAATAAACGTATTATTACTTAGAATAGCTAATAGTGTACGTCGCAATGGTCGTAAATAGTATTACTGTTTATACTTATCTGAATAAATGTCCAATAAGATATAATCAGATAAATTGGAGACCATCCTGGTATGTATTTTTAAGAATACAAAACAAGGAAATAAGAGAAACAGAATTCCACAAATTCTTCAAAAAACAAACATTATCTAAAGTACTAGCATGGTATGATACTCAAATACTACAGCAAATAGGCATAGCTTCTAAAACTACTCTTGAAGTAAGAATAAGAATAGTCTGTGGTATGGTAAACAAATTACCTATTGAAGTACTTACTCGTGATTTGAAGATTGAGTTCATGGAATGTATATGGGATACTTTCCGTAAGTTCTATGATGAATGGAATGAGTGGTATTGCAGATATATATTGCAATTACCTTTCTAG